AAAGGGTCAAAACGTTTCTTACTGTAAGCTTTTAATTTAAGTTTATAATCATCGTAGACCTTAAACCGTCTCGAAATATTATCGCTGGTTTGTTCAATTGTAAATAATGTATAATACTTTTTAGCATAGTTTGTTGCAAACCAATCAACAATTCTAAGAGATATTTTAGATTCGCCGGTAATTATTCGAATCATTTTGTCTAAATTGTTATTTACATTAAAGGAACCATTTAAATCGGTATCATAGAAAATTATCAGATTCTTTAGTAATAAATCATTTTGAGTTGTATAACTTGAGTTGTTCATTATTTAAGATTTAAGACAATTTATTTAAGTTGTTTTCTCTTAAATATGTTATTTTTAATTTAATTTAACGAATTTAATATATTCGTTATATTATATAATGCCCGGCTTTATGAATAAATATTTTGGCCCTTTGCCAAGAGAATACTGTGTCTATTTTTATATTTTGTCTATTGTTTTAGGTTCATTATTTGTATTTAGTGCTATTTCTATAGCATTTTTTATGATTATGCATTTCAAGAAAGTAAATGTTACGTTTGTCATTAATTCTGTTATGGTATTGTTAAATATATTCTTGGCTTACATTGCTAATAGATTGCTTCATACTATGTGCGTAAAGGCGATCTAAATAAATATTATAAATTTATAAAATATAATATTTATTATTCCTCTTTTACAGTCTCTTTTTCTCTACCATGTGTCGTATTAACCGGCTTCAAATACATATCTCGAGTTACGATATCGTTAACATAACTAGTTTGTAAAAACGGATTAACTCCTCGTTGAGCTAGTAGTTCGCGATCGGCCATTTTGGTATCAATATCTTCACGTCTAGTTTCATTAGCTGTTTGGTTTCTTGAAAACATCGTGTTAGTAATATTAAGTAAATCTGAATCTTGATTAAAAAAGGAATCATCTGCTAAAGATTGATTGATGGCGTTTTTTTGAGAATCATATTCGTAATTAGGATCTAAATTTGTATTTGTATTTGTTTTCGATTCTTCCCCAGTTTTTTCCGGTCTAGCGCTCTTGTAATACGGTTCTCCTGTGCTCCATTTCCATGTTTTCATTATTATTATACTTTTTTAAATATTGGCTTAAAGAACTTAATTATATATATATGAAATCTTGTAAAGATATAGATGATTCTTTAATAATCCCCCTTTTTCATTTTTTCAATTAATTCATCTAGTCCATTATTAAAATCGGTTTCGATTGTCCATCCTAAATCTTTAACTTTTTGATTACTTATATAATATCGTTTATCATTAAATGGTCTATCTTGAATATAACTAATCCATTTATCGTAATCCTTTGTTCCGATTATTTTTTCAATCAATATATGAGCCACCTGTGAAACTGTATATTCGTGATGATCGTCGCTTCCAATATTATATATTTCCCCTATTTTACCATTTTCTAAAACTAATTTTAGAGCTGAGCATACATCACTTACGTGTAAAAATGCTCTAACATTTGACCCATCGCCTTGAATAGTAACTTGGTTACCTTTTAAAAGTTGTTGAATAAATATAGGTATTAGTTTTTCAGGATATTGATTTGGACCATACACATTATTACCACGTGTTATTATAATTGGCATTTTAAATGAATGATAATATGATTTAGCTATTAATTCAGCAGCTGCTTTTGTTGCCGCATATGGATTTGTAGGACATAAAACAGAACCTTCGTTTTTTTTCTCTTCATTTTCAGAGATCATTGATTCTCCATATACTTCGTCGGTTGAAATATGAATAAACCGTTGTATTTTTCCATATTTACGACAAGCCTCCAATAATGTATGTGTTCCAACTACATTATCATTTGTATATTGTAAAGCATCGTCAAATGAATTTTGAACATGCGATTGTGCCGCAAAATGAATTACAGTATCAATATTATAAAGTTCTAATGTAGATGAAATAAGTTCAAATGAACATAAATTACCTTTAATTAACTTATATCTATCAGATTTTCTTATATGTTCGTCAACATTGTTCTCAGATGCGCAATAATACATAGCGTCTAAATTTATGATGTTTACAGAACTGTTTTCCTTAAAATAATAATTTACAAAATTTGAACCTATAAATCCACAACAACCAGTAACTAACAAATTCATAATATATAATTAACTAATATAATATTTAAATATTAATAACGTATTATTATTTGCGTCTACGATTGTGTTTATAAGTTTTTTTATTGTGTTTATAAGTTTTTTTATTGTGTTTATAAGTTTTTTTAATACCTTTTCCTTTAACTGTAGTAGCTGTAGCAGCTGTAGTAGCTCTAGTAATTCTAGTCGTAACAGATTTAACAGACGATTGTAAAAACGAAAAATCAATAACTGGCGTTTCTTCTGTTAATCCAGATTTTTCCATAACTATTTCGGTTCCTGTCCAATTAGGGCAAATTTCGGGATTTTGAATCATATTCTTTACAAATCCTAACGATTCGTATTTTGGTTTAAGAACCTTTACATTATCTGGTTCATTTTCAATGTAAAGTTTAATGTTATTTTTATGTAAGTTTTGAATTGTTAGTTGTTCCATAAAATAAAATAATGCTTTTAATGGATTTCCTGTATTACTCGAACTAGAGACTCTACAAACATCATTGATCCAAACATCAGCGTCGCCAATAGATTGTGACTTTGAAGACGATTGTGACTTTGAAGACGACTTACTAGAAGAATTACACCAATCATAAATTTGTAATGTGCCTGATGCTACATTATCGATATTTGACGGATTAATCATTATAAACGCACTAACATCGCCATTATCTAAGTAATCTTCAACGGCCGACTCATCTACTTCTAAACATACACTTCCTTTAAACATACGATTGCCGAAATAATTAACAATTTCATTATATTCTTTTTGTTTTGTAATTGGTAATAAATACATAGTATATTCGTAATCTGTGGAATCTAAATTAAAGGTTCCTTTAAATCTTGTTTTTTTTGTTTTATTTATAAAAGGTATTGCGACCATTATATATTATGGTTACATTATATTAAAAAACTTTTATAAATAGTTTAATTTACTCCCTACTTCTTTATAATAACAATTATTATATGGAATATTATTTTTTAATGCTTTGGCAAGTGTTTTATCGCTCATTTTTAATTCTTTAATACATTCATATTTACAAGAAAATTCATTTACCAAATTATTATTGAGATCGTATTGTCCGATTCCGTTTTTATATAGCAATGGTATTCCGTTTTTATCTTCAAAATGTTGAATTAACATTGGTTCACAATTATCGTATAAAGTATAATAATAACCATTTGTTATAGTATTGTTTTTTACTGGATTATCTAAGGCTGATGAACTTTGATAACTGTTAAACGTTGCAGCGGTTTTTCTATCTAAATAAACATTTAATATTTCCGTCTTTTCTTTATTTAATTTGGCAATATAACCTAAACTTTGAACTTTAGTTTCTTTTGTTTGCTGAATATCATTGATAATATTTGGATCTAAATTTCTTTCTATTAACAACCATCTAAATCCACAATAAATAGTATTTTCTTCAATTGCCTTTACAATGCTTGGTCGTTTAATGTCTTTGTTTTCATTCATTAATTCGGTTACTGATTCATAAACTTTGATTAATCCCAAAGTTTCCGGATTAATTTTTTGAAGACGTGGTCCCAAATTAGGCATTTGTTGATTAAATCCAGTTACTGTTACTACTTTGGCTTCACGATTATTAAGTTTATTTATTATTTCTGTATTTGAGTGTTCAAGCGAAGAAATTTTATCTGATAATATATGAATGGTTTTCATAAGTTCGGAAAGTAATTCGTTATTCATATTGGGTTGAGGTATCATTTCTAGTTTGGATTTCAATAATTCATTTTCCATTAATAATTCGCAAACTCTATAATTGAAATTAGTAATATTATCGTCTATAAGTTTAATAACTATTTGATATGTTAAATTGCTACCAATTAAAAAAAGTTCGTTTTCTTTTTCGTGACCGATTAGATTTTTAACCTTGTTATGAGAAATGATTGTATTATGATGTATAAAACTTTCAAAATCCTTACTTTTATCAACCGAAAAACAATCTAATAATAAACATTCATCATACTTAGATTTATGCTCGGTATATCTATTTTGAATTCCTTTTCTTGATTCGCCGATTTTTACAATATATGTTCCATTTTCATAACTCTTTACTTTAATAAGATAAATCATATTGCCCGCATTATCATATTCTTTTAATAAAAATTTTTCTTTGTCTAATTCCTTTTGTTTAACTAATTTTTCTTCTGTTTCTTTGTTTTTAATGGTTACAATTTGTTGTAATTGTTGTTTCAATTCTTCACATTCTTCTTTAGCTATTTCAAACATAATATTTTCAAGTTTAATAAAATAATCGTGAACTTCGTCTGCTTTTTTTGTTCCAGCTTTTAAACAGAATTTTTTAAATGTATTTGTATTTAACATAAATATTTCTTTATTATGGCCTCCATGTGTAATATTTTCTTGGTTTGCCGGTTGGCAAAGCAATATTTTATAATCATTTTCTATTTTAAAATGTTTTTCCAATAATCGTTTAGCAGTAAATTTTGAACTAAACTCAAGCCAATGCCAAATATTATCTAAATTAATCACAAAATCATTCTTGGTATCATACTTTAAATAACAGTAAAAACTTGATAAAAATAGTTGCTGTTCATAATTTGTGAAATTATTTTTAACCTTTTCAACTAATTTTGACTGATAATTACCATTTAATTTGGTAATTGGATTGCTTTCAATAAGGTCAACGATGTCTATGCTCATTTTATAAGTTAATATATGGCGATGTCTTTAAGTTGTTTTTTGCTATTAATAACCAAAAAGCAACATAGTACTTATTTAAATTAGACATGTAAATAGTATATACACGTCTTTTTAACCCGGTCCATAATATGGGTGGGGTTTATTAAAATCTTGCTTCACCCAACGGAGAAGCAAGAATACAAAATAAAGTATATCAGTAATACGAATATCATTTATTTAAAATATATGAATAATAACCACACGATATATGGTGATCAATTGGAATATGCTAACCCGCCCATCCCAGACATGATTCTTAGCACATTATAATTGGTCGCATACACGCGGACCTTAGCAGTCTTGGTGCCTTCAACAGTGGCGTTCGAGAGAACAAGTTGAAGGGTTGCGTTATCAATTCTGGAGAAATTGCAAGTTCCACTCGGTTGGTGCTCCTCGGGACGAAGAGCGAACGAATAAACGTTAATACCTTCATCAGGGCAACGAGTGTGTGCTTGGTAAGGTTGGACCCAAGAGAAGTAAGATCCTTCACGCTCAGAGAAACGATCTTGGCCGTTAAGTTGGAGCTTAGCGGTGACAACAGGGTTTAGGCCCCAGCAGTGAAGATCAACAGAGGTCTCGCAGAGGACGAAGGTTCCAGCATCGGAAACAGCGGAGTTTTCCATATGAGAACCACCTTGTAAAGCCTTAAGAGCAGTCAATTCTTCAGCAGTTAATCCCGCAACACCATCGTAGTTGGGGACTTGACCGCCAAGATTAACCTCATTGTAAGGATTGGAAGGTCCGTTCCAGTATCCAGTGAAGCCGGGAGGAACCGAGTAATCAAGAGCACCTGCATCTTGAAACAAACCTTGGACATCAATGTAAGCACGAGAATCTTGAGCAATACCAGCAGGGCCGCCGAAAGCGTGAATGGCGTTAGGAAGAGCATCAATCGCATCTGTGTAGTTGAAGGGTTGGGCACCAAGAACCTTGAATAAAAGAGCATCACAAACAAGGGACGAACAATAATCAACGTTTTGATCGGGTTGGACAACCCAAATAAGCTCCTTGACGGGGTGATTGAAGTTGAGCTTGATCTTATTGGAAGACGAACCAACAGACTCATCTCCAGTGAATTGGAGTTGAGTGATTAAGTATTCGTGGGGATTTTGGGCGAATCTTCGGCGCTCATCAGTATCTAAAAAGACATAGTCAACATACAAAGACGCAGCAACCAAAGATTGATTGTAGGCAATAGCAGCAGGAACAGGGCGTCCGGGAGCATATTGTTTACCCTCAGATTGGCAAGAAAGAGTGGTAACAGCCCACAAGCACTCATCAATTGGTCGGATATCAAGGTTGATCTTGACTTCGTGGTATTGAAGGGCAATCAACGGAAGGGCAAGACCAGGGTTGGTGCAAAACCAGAATTGAAGAGGAACATAAAGAGTTGTTTCAGGAAGAGCATTACGGGGAGCACACACTTGACGAGGAGCCAAGGAGTCACAAGGTCCATCAACTTCAGAGAAAGAAGGATCTGTGATAAATGTGAGTTGAGTGGTGTTACCAATCATCTTGAAGTAACCACGCTCTTGCTCGGAAGTCATCGTAAGTTGATTCCAAATGTGCATCCAGTCACCATATTGGCGATCAATGCGTTGACCACCAATCTCGACCTCAACTTGAGCAATGATTTGCTCACCGGGGAAATCTAACCAACGAGCATAGACGCCCGATCCTTGGCCAGCGG